ACTAAAGGTTTCAGGGGTCGAACTATAAGAGTTTTCGCCCATAGCCAGCTTCTGGGCTATGTCACACAAGCGTTGTGTCACTTCTTGTGTCACATCTTCTGGGAGCTTGGCGGTCTTTGGAAAGTTGATCTGAACACTCTGGTAAGCTTTCTTCAAAGCCACCTCGCGCTCTAGCTGCTTGATCTTAGATTCTAAATCGCTCACGAGACCTCCGATTAAGTGTACGGGCAGGGCGCTACTCCTACTCCAGTCGTTAACTGGGGGCATTAACGCCTGACTTACGCCCGACGTTGCACCGCGTGTCTCCAGTAGCTTAGGTCGCCCATCATGAACCGATTGCATGACATTCACGACTACGGTCCCATTCAGCACCAAGGCAATCTCGGATGCGCCACTACAGCTTTCCACGCCGCCGTACATTATGAGGTTAGCAATTTAGATGATTAAGGTCAAGCTTTTTTCTTAGGCTTGTGGACGTGCAGCTGACAGCGGCATCGCGGGTGAGTCGGTCCTACCGTAGGCAACCAGTCTCGCTTCTTCTTTCCGAAGTTAGAGCCGTTTGCTTGGAGTTCCGATAACTTATAGAGCTTGGGCGTACCGTCAGCGTTGGTGTAGAACCTTCTGCACCATTGACATAGACGAGCATCGCTGATAACAGTCTTGTAGACGAGTTGGTCCTTGGGAGCTTCCCCGGTGAACAAGCTGTCTGAGGTGGCGTTGTCTAGGATGGCGTCGTTTACGACGTGCGTTAGCGTGGTGGTGAACCCTCGTTCGAACTGACTGGCTACGGAAGCCATGATGATAGGAATATAGTTTAGAAGTTCTTGCTTCTCGGCTTGGAGACGTTCTTGAACTTGTTCGGGAGACGTCACACGGTTAACGGCGACGACCTGTCGGTGCTTGCGGTTGGCGTCTACCAGCTTCTGTCTGAGCTGCTTCTTAAGCTCTTCTCTGCTGGTCTCTATGACGTCCGTGAAGGCCGCCTTAGCGGTGTCGAGAGTGCCTTGCTGAGCATCGTTCAGGATAGGAAGTGTTCGAAGTCTGGCTTGGTCTAGTAAGCTTGAGATGGAAGAGTTCTTAGGGTACCCGTTGTCTGGTCGGTTCCTGAGAAGCACGTAAAGGAGTTCTATGACAGCTCTCTGGCCCAGTATGAGACCTAGTTGTTCTACCTTGATCTTGTCCTCGTCAGACATCAAAGCGTCACCGACGAGCGCAAACAAGAGCCCTAAGTAGGCCTTGTCTACGATCTCGTCGATGTTCTTGTAGAGCCGTCTATCAGCGAGCATGGCGTTCGATCTCCTGCCTTATCTCGCTCTCGATCTGTTCAAGCGTAGCGGCGTGCATCTTTAGAAGGTCGTCGTGAAGCTTGTTCAACCATTCGTCGGAGTACTTCTCTCCGTCCGTACAGTCGTGCTTAGCTTTGAGCGCCTTCTCTAGAAACTCGTCAGCATCTTCCGGATGCTCGTGCGGTAAGAGTTCAATCTTGACCTTCACGACTTAATCTTCCTTGATGAAGTATTCGATAGCTACCGCTTGCGATTTCTTTGTTTCTTCTTTGGAGCTTGCTTCGGCAGCTTTACTGTCGGCTTCAAGCTCTTTTGACACTTCGTCAACCGCTGTACTAATCGCTTGATCGAGAGAGTCAACGTCTTCACCAAGTGAGCCGTCAACATCTTGACCTTCTGAATTATCTTGTCCATCTGGACCCCCTTCTGGTCCACCGTCCATCATCTGCTGCTCAGCTTGTTCCTGAGCTTGCTTCTGCGCCAAGTACTGAGTGTACGTAGCGTTTAGCACGATGTCCCCGTTATCGATAGGCGGATACCCCATCTCGATCCGCACTTCGTTCAGCGTCTTATACGTCTGAACTTCTTCCTTCAAGCGATCGAGTTCTTGTTTTCTCGATTCCGCCTGAAACCCTACGAACTTAAACTTGTACTTAGCCGCATACTCTTTGTTCCAGTAGCGGATGATATGATTGTTGAGCAGGTTCTCGATCATGTCGAGAAGAGGTCTGAGACCTTTGTCGCGAGACTGCTTTAGTCGCTGCTCGTTGTTAGCTTCTTGGAGCGTACTGGTGCCCGTCTTAGAGATGTCAAAGTTGATCTCCGCCGGATCGATCTGAAACACCGCGCAGCAGATCTTGATGAGGTAGTTCATCCACTGCTCAAACTCCATCTCCTTATTGGTCTGAGCAAGCGAGACCCACTTAACCTCTTCAGCCATACCGATGATCGGTGGGCGGAAAGCGTTACGAGAGTTTACGACCTGGTTGAACCACTGACGCTTGAAGGCCTCGAGCTGAGAACGGCTGATGTTGTCGCCCTTGATGTGAAGGATACCTTTGGTACCGATACCTTGCGTGAAGAAGTTTCTGTTGTGAGCTTCCGCGTAGAGGTGTGCGGTGATGATGTTGATCAGGAACTCAAGCTCACCCGGCGCGTAACCGTTATCCTCAGGATCAATAGTCGGAGTTGCGGGTTCGAAGATCAGTTCGTCTTCGGTGAAAGCAGCAACGACCTTTCCTCGAAGGATCTGGACGTATCTGAAAGGCTTCTTAGCGTCGAAACGCTTCTTGGTACGACGACGCTCCGCATCGTTTCGCATGATCTCATCGTTCTGCTTTTGATTACGCTGAGAAACGTAACGGATGGTGCCGGAAGATATCGGATAGTAGTGGTGAAGCTTCTCGCCGTCGCGAGTAGGCACAAGCTCCACGCCCATGTAGTTGTAGGTCAAACGATCTTCTACGATGGCGGTAACGAACTTGTCGAAGTCCCATCGGCGTTCTGTGGTGTCAGTCTCGTCAGGAGCCATACCGCAGTGAGAGATGAACTCGCAGATCTCCATGATCTCTTTTCTCTGAGCTTCTTTGAGCTTCGAGAGCTTCTGGTCCATCTCGTACTTGAGGTCAGCGTAGGTCTTCTCGTCCAGGTTAGGGTCCGCGAGCTTAAGCTTATCTTCAGGAGATAGGTCAGCTGGCTCCACGGCTTCGATGACCCAACCCTCAGAGTAGCGGTCTTTCTGAGGTTTAGTAAAGGTTTTTACTTGAGCAAGACGCGTGTTGATGATAGATCTTATGATGGAATCCTTACGGGCCATGCTCTTGAGCACGTTAGGTCCGATCAACCCGGCCTTCTCCTTCCAACCGTACTGCTCGTCGTCAGGGTACGACAGGTCCACGAAACCTTTACGTTCCGCACCCTCTGCCGTGGTGGTCTTAGCCTTCGTGATGTAGGTGTCCAGCGCCGCGTTAGTCGCGTCTAGAACTTTTTGGAATATGCTCATAGAACCTCACTCATATAATACCAGGGAAGTAGGGATATGTCCAGCTCAGAAAGTGAACCAGAAATCTCCATCCTCGTCTTCCTTCTCTTTTTGTTCCTGCTCTTTACGACCGTCGTAAAACTGCGTTAAACCTTGGATGTCCGCGATGTCTTGGGCTGTGGGAGTCCCGATGTAGTTACCTAACGCGTCCTTGTTGCTTGCTGACCCGTCGTCCTCATCGTCACGGCTGTACCCGATGTAGACCGGAGATGTCTTATCAAATTGGTAAACTACTCCTGCTATGACGATAGCGTAGTCGTCATGACTGTTCGCCGCAGCTGCGATCTGAACCTTGTTTGATATGGCGCTTCGCCTCTCCCGAAGATCCTTAAGATGCTGAACGGCGATAGGGTTATGCACCATGAGGAAGCTCTTCGTGTTGAGCGCTACCTGCAGCGAGTACATCATCTTGATCTTGGAGGAGTTGTGAAGCGTGTACTCCTTGAGCACGATACCTTCTTTGGCGAACAGAGGTTTGAGCGCTCCGAAGGCGTATTGATCGGCGAGACAGAACGGCACCTGATACTTCTTAAGGATGTGGCAGATCTCGGGAACGACCTCTGCGGGGTCAAGCTCTGCTCCGTCGCTTCCTCTCCAGTGTACTAGGACGTCGCAGTACACCTTCTCGAGCTTGTCCTTGGAGTTAGGGTCCATGACGTACTCTTTGTGCCCCACCGCGAGAGTCCAGTAGTCGTTTCGAGTAGCGTAGTCGATCATGGCTACGTAGCGGTAACCTTTCTGGTAGTCCAGCTCTTCGGTTCCTCGGATGATTCCAAGCTCGATGAGGTTCGGGTCCAAGTAGGAAGCTTCAGAAGCCGTGTACTCAGCTCCGTACTCTCGGTTGAAGTAGTTCATCCCCTTCTTCTTCTGCTTCTCAAGGTAGCTTACGGCAAGCTTAGGGTTAGCGTACCAGGAGGGAACTTGTAGGTGTAATACGTCTTTGTCGGTGCGGCCTAGGTAGTCGTTGAACTGAAGCC